GCAGACCATCTCTCTCCAAAACGGACAAATACGGACAAAACTCAACGAAAATCACCGACATCGGTTCGGGTTGATCCGGACTCACCTTTCATGACTTCCAAAGAGCTGGGGGGTTAAGAGATCATGGCCCAGCGCAAAGGAAACACGAAGCCACGCCTAAGTAACGCGCCTCTACGCGGAAAGAGCCGGATTGATGAGGTCGTGCCGTGGCTAGAATCGATCGGACAAGAGCTACTGCCCTGGCAACACCACGTTCTCACAGATATGTTGCGTGTTGACGCGCAGGGAAAGTTTATTCGCAAGACAAATCTGCTCCTGGTGGCCAGACAATCGGGAAAGACGCACTTAGCTCGAATTCGGATCCTTGCCGGCTTGTTCTTATTCGGCGAGATGAGTATCGTGGCCATGTCGAGTAATCGGGCCATGGCCTTGGACACCTTTCGCAAGGTAGTGGACGTGATTGAATCGACAGAACTGCTTCGGACGCAGTTGAAGCAGGTCCGTGTGGCCAACGGCCAGGAATCGGTCGAACTCCTAAACGGAGCTAGATACGAGATCGTCGCGGCGACCAGAGACGGATCCCGTGGTAAGACGGCGGACCTGCTTTACATAGACGAACTTCGTGAAGTATCTGAGGAAGCTTGGACTGCAGCCAGGCCGATCGTACGCGCCAGGGCAAATAGCCAGATCTTCCTAACTAGTAACGCCGGTGATGCATTCAGCACCGTTCTAAATGATCTACGCACCAGGGCCATTAGTCACCCACCTAAGACGCTCGGCTTTTGGGAATACAGCGCTGATGACTTTGCCAGCATCCATGATCGCGACGCTTGGTATCAAGCAAACCCGGCACTTGGATACCTGGTAGATGAGGGAGTTATAGCTGAATCTGTAGCTACATCCACGGTCGAGGCTACGCGCACAGAGACGCTTTGCCAGTGGGTTAGTGCGCTCAAGTCACCTTGGCCTTATCGCGCCTTCGAGGATCTAACTGTTCAGCATCTAGAAATACAGCCCGGACCTCTTACGGTCTTTGGAATAGACATTGCCGTCACCAAGCGCGATGCCAGCCTAGTGGCAGCGCAGCTACAACCGGACGGAAATCTAGCTGTGGGTGTAGTGGCCCAGTTCCATTCTGACACCGCCGTAGATGAACTCAAGATCGCGGTTGAAGTCCAAGAGTGGGCAAAGAAGTATCGACCGCACATGATTTGCTTCGACAAATACACCACGATGAGCGTGGCTGAGCGTTTATCTCTCAGTGGGCAACGAATGCAGGACATGAGCGGCCAGGTCTTCTATCAGGCCTGCGGTGATCTATTAGATGCGATCGTGAACCGGCGCTTGATCCATAATGGCCAGCAATCTTTGGTTGACTCGATGAACAACTGCGCTGCCAAGGAGATTGACTCCGGTTGGCGAATCGTTCGGCGCAAATCGGCTGGAGATGTAACTGCTGCAATCGCCTTAGCGATGGTCACTCATCAGCTACTTAAGCCACAAAGCAAGCCAAAGATTATCGCTGTCTAAAATGTCCGCTTTACCACATTTGTGTGGTAATGTATGCATTCATGGGTTTATTTGATCGCTTCCGCACACAGAAAATCGAGGCACAGAACGCGCCTCAGGTGATGTCAGAGAACTGGCAGATCGCCCCGTTAACCGTTGCGAATGTATCTCGAAGCGATGCGATGAGTGTTCCTGGGATTGCCAGGGCCGCATCCCTGATCAAAGGAATCATTGCCAGCACCCCGTTGGAGTTATACCGGGAAGCGACCGGTGAAAGTATTACCGGGCCAGCATGGATCAAGCAACCTTCAATCTCACAACCTAGAGCTGTGACGATTGCCTGGACCGTCGATAGTTTGATTTTCTATGGACAGGCATTCTGGCAAGTCACGAGTGTTTCAGAAATAGACGGAAGGCCACTTTCATTTGAGTGGGTTCCAAATAGCAGAGTCACTTTCAACACGGATCTATACACGGAATTTATTACTCAATATTATGTCAACGGAAATGCGGTTCCAATGTCTGGCATTGGATCACTTGTTACTTTCCAATCCTTAGGCGATGAAGGTGTGCTAGTTCGCGGCGGACGAACCATTCGTGCAGCCGTAGATTTAGAAAAGGCCACCGCGATTGCCGTGGCGACACCTATGCCAACCGGCGTGATTAAAAATAGCGGTGCGGACGTGTCAGACGCCGAAGCTTTAGCAATCCTTAATTCTTTCGAGCGCTCGCGCAAGAATAGATCTACCGCATACATGACCTCCACGCTAGATTACCAAAGCACGCAATTCTCCCCAAAGGACATGACTTACAACGAATCCTCACAATTCATGGCCACGCAAATCGCGAGAATGATGAATGTTCCGGCTTGGTATTTATCAGCCGAAATGAATAACAGCATGACTTATGCCAACGTCATTGACGAAAGAAAACAGTTTGTCGATCTATCTTTGCGTCCATTCTTCTGCGCCATAGAAGATAGATTGAGCATGGACGACATAACGCCACGCGGAAATATCCTGCGGTTTGCTATCGACGACACTTTCTTGCGCAGCGATGCAATGGAAAGGCTAAACGTAATCGAGAAGATGATTTCCCTGGGCCTAATCACTGTTGAGCAAGCCATGGAAATGGAAGATCTAACACCGAACGGAAACACAAATGAAACTGACGTTCTCTAGCGAGATCACGGCGACAGATTCAGCGCGCCGGATCATCAGCGGAAAAATAGCACCGGTGGGTGAAGTAGGACATACTTCCGCCGGAAAAGTAATCTTTGAGCGCGGATCTATTCAAGTGGACGATCCTAAAAAAGTAATGTTCCTAGAGGAGCATAATGACAAAGTGCGTCTCGGTCGCGCTCAATCAATCGAGGCATCAGAAGACGGCTGGTACGGAACCTTCAAACTAAGCGCCAGCAGCAAAGCAACTGATGCATTAATAGAAGCAAGTGAAGGTCTAAAGACGGGAATGTCCGTCGGGGTCGAGGTAATCGACTCAAAGCCAACCGGTGGCGTGATCCACGTTTTAGCCGCCAAACTCATCGAAGTTTCTCTTGTATCTAATCCGGCGTTTAAGTCGGCTGAGATCAAGGAGGTGGCAGCTTCCGAAACGGAAGAGGCCAAAGAACCAACACCCGAACCCACAGAAAGCGAGGCTGTTGTGGAGAATACTCCCGACACCGTAGCCGTAGCACCTGAGGTAGAAACCCCTGCGGTGGAAGCCTCAGCACCTAAGGTTACAGCAGCTGCACCTAGAGTGTATGCACAGCCGCGCGTAGCACCAATGACCAGCGCTCAATATCTAGACGCCAATATCAAGGCGGCTCTAGGTGATGACAACGCTCGTCAATTGATACGCGCCGCAGACGATTCAACTTCAACAAATACAGGTCTGACTTTGCCGCAGCACCTTAATCAGTTCATCACTGATACATTCACTGGCCGTCCAGCGTTTGAAGCCGTAACACGTTCAGCGCTAATTGACTCCGGCTTGTCATTCACCGTTCCACGCCTTTACACAAACGCCGGAACACCTAACGTCGCACCAACAGTCGCAGATACAAATGAAGGTGCAGCGCCATCCGAAACCGGAATGACCTCAAGCTACGACACAGTCACAATCGAGAAGTTCAGTGGCCTAAATCGTGTCAGTTTCGAGTTGATTGACCGCTCGAGTCCAGCATTTATGAACCTGCTGATGGCTGAGTTAACGAAAGCTTACGAGAAGGCAACTGATGCCGCTCTCATTGCAGCATTCACCGCAAACGGAACTGCAGCAACCTCAACCGCAGCTACTGCGGCCGGTTTGCAGTCCTTCATCAGCACCGAAGCCGCAGCGGCTTACAAGGGAACCGGTGGAGATTTCGCAAACAAGCTAGTGGCAAGCACAGATCAATGGGCTGCCATCACCAGCTACGCGGACACCACAGGCCGTCCATTGTATTCAGCAGCAGCTCCAATGAACGCACCTGGCGGAGTATCACCTACCAGCGTTGTTGGATCGGTTCTTGGAACTGATCTAATCGTTGATCACAACATCACCGTTTCCGGCATTGTTGATGAGTCAGCATTCCTTGTAGCACCTGGTTCGGTCTATGTCTGGGAGTCCCCAACAACCAACCTTCGTGTCAACGTTCTTACGAGCGGTGAAGTCGAGATTAATCTTTATGGATATCTCGCAATCTACGTTGCGAAGTCCGGCAAGGGCGTTCGCCGTTACAACCTCACCTGATAAGTAAGTAATGAGTTACCCCGGCAGTTCTGCCCTACTGCCGGGGCTAACATAGAAAGGAAAACATGCCAGCCACTTATGTCACCGAAGCGGAACTTCGCAGCGCTTTGGGCATTGGTAATCTTTACAGTTCTGCAGTTGTAGAGGATGCATGTCAAGCGGCAGAAAATATTGTGAAGGCAAAATTGAATTTCAACAGACAAGTAGCCACTGCACACAGCAACGAAGGAACGGTGGGAACTCTCTATTTCCAATATCCGCACACATTTTATGTAGGACAAACAGTAAATGTTGAGAATTGCGGCAGCCACTACAACGGCTCTAAAACAATTACCGAAGTAAGCGAATACACAATCAAATTTACTACATCACATTTAGCGGATGCACCTAAGCACGATATTGTTC